CGCTGCACGATTAAACCGCGCTGGACTTCATTCCACCGTGGTAAATCTGGTGAGTTCAATACGCGGCGTCGATTGGCTAAGCCTTCCAACTCCAGCAAGCATGAAATCTCATCCAGCATAGTTAAAAAATCCTTCTCTTTTAAATCTGAGTAATCCAGCGCCTTCCAAGGTGGGACAAGGGACATGCCTATAGGCATTTGTCCCGTCCCGTCCCGCCTGTGTAAAATAGGCCATCGGGACATTTCCCGTTTTGTCCCGTTTTGTCCCGCTGTCCCGCTAAGCCCCTGCATCATCGTAAACCTCTGATAACACACCATTACTTTGCGTTAGCACCTCGTCTTCAATCAGACTACGAATGTCCCGATTAAACTTTCTTTTGGTGGAATCCTTGTTTCCGTTGTCAAATCGGTCAAAATATGTGTCCCGCAAAATGTCCCGCTCTAACTCACCGTTTTCCGCTAATTCCCTAAATAGCTTGAGCAACACCGCTTGCCCTTTGCTCATCCTTTGTGAACCATTCGACGGCAAATCTGGCGTATATTCCAACACAATCGAGCTTATGCTATCCATGTCGTCCGTTATGATTTCCACTGGCACCATCAGGAAAGCCTTGGGTTCCGGCATGGCATCTTCTTTTTGCTTGGTGAACGTCAGTATGATCTTTGTTTCATCCCATGCCTCAATGCGAAACTCATGGTCTAGCGCCGCGTTTATCTGGCTTGCCCCTCTGCCTCGATCTTTATTTTGGTGGCCTGTGTGATGCACGATCAACACGGTACAGCCGTATTCTTCTTTGATTTCATCGCAAGCCACGATAAACAGATTGATATCCTTGCCAGCATTCTCGTCGGCACCGCCTAATGATCTAGCCAGCGTGTCAATCACAACCAGCCTTGGCCGTCCTGCTTTCTCCACAAGTTCGGCCATTTCAGCCTTGAGAACTTCAACACTCTCCGGCTCACTCATTATAACTGCTTTATTACTCTTGAAGAATGACGCTTCCCCCGGTTTGATACCGTGTGTTTGCTTCCATGCCGCTGCTCTCCTGGCAAACCCGCTATGCCCTTCGCCAGCTATGTAAAACACGGTGCCTTGGTCTACTGCATGACCATGATAATCTTTGCCGGATGATATACATAGCGCCATATCCATGACACAAAATGTCTTGCCTGATCCCGCCGCGCCGAAACACATGGCCAGCGTATCTTTCTCGATTAAGCCTTCTATCAACCATTCCGGCTTGGTTATCTTGAGTTCATCCAGATGCGTAAACAATGCCGCCTGTCGCTTGGCAAATTTCAACCCGTTTTCGACTGCAATCCGGCCATGGCTTACCAGGATGTCATTCCAATCTGCCCCTGCTTGCTTTGGCGCGGCAAACTTTAGCCCGGTGGCCTTTGCTGCCTTTATGCCGGGTTCATCGTTATCCGCTGCTACAATCAGTTCTACGTCTGGAAACACCCTTGCAAACTCGGCGCAAACCTTGGGTAGATTGCCAGCGTCCAGTGCAAACACACATGACACCCCGGTAGCCATGTAGACGCTGGACGCCGTTGCATACCCCTCGGCGATATAGGCTTTATTCTGGTCGATCCGGCCACAAACGCCAAACGCGGCTTCCTTATCCATGCCACTGGTAAACCGCTTCTGTCCATCTGGTGAAATGCGTTGATGCCCGACCAACCCACCGTTAACATTTGTTATCGGCACGACAACCGTGGTTCCTTCTAGTTTAGCGCCATGCAACTCAATGCGTTTTCGCACGTCATATGTTTCACCGTCAAAGTCTTCTGCTCTCACTTCGCGCTCCCTAAATTCCAGCACATTGTCGGCGCGGCTTGGCTCGTTTGCTGGCCATAGCCCTTGCTCGATCAATGCTTTCTGTATTTCTGCGAATTCATTACACTGTCGGCAATGTACCTTGACTTCGCCTTGGTGGGCGCTGATCCAAAACCGATCCGTCCCACCGCAAGCGGGGCAGGGACCATGATGCTCACCTTTGCTAAGTTGCTTTAGGTCAAGAGCGTCAATGATCCGCTGCCCATAGTCTGCCCAATATGTCTTTGGGTAGTCCACTTTTAAAACGGGATTTCGTCGTCAAAATCATTTTTTGCTGGTGCTTGCTTTGGCAATCCAAACGGGTCGTCTTCATCAACCTTTGGCGCTGGCGCAATGCTATCAAATCCAGCCATGTCGTCACCGCCAGAATAGACGGCATCTGTGACCTGGATAGCCGACAGTATCAACGACACCCCATGCTCTTTTGTGCTGGGATTAAGTGACGGCATTATGGTAACTTTCAGGTTGCCCTTTGAGCCACCGTAAAAGCCTAAGTTTTCCAACGGCTTTCTTTCGCCATCAATAACCAGCGGTGGGCTTTTAATGACGCCCTTGGCCGTCTTACCTTTTGACTTACAGCTAAACTGCAAGCGATCATCGTCTAACTGGCGATAGCCATGCACCGTTTTAAACTTTTCTTTCGGCGCTCTTTCCTTGTGATGGGCAGCGCAAACATCCCAAAACTTAGTGCCTTCTTCCTTGCTCATTATGAAACCAGTTGACCAAGCCGCCCCTTGTTCATCAGCCGTCGCTGGTACACTCTTGCCAGATGTACCGTCGTCCTTTTTGGCGTGAGGGTCATACTTGTATAACTGGTCCACCCTTGGGTAGATAAATTCAACGTCTTTTATCATTACGTCTTTAAAATCCGACATATTCTTCTCCTAGTTTTTGTGATTTAATCCAGCGTTAACCAAGCTGGCGGTTGTGCAACGTGTAAGTCTGGCCATCCTGTTGCGTAGATGTTGGTCTTTTTTGCCTCGACTATCTCTGTGATGACGCGCTCAACTGTTTCGTTAGCAAGCGCCATCAGTTCTGGCCCCACCTCAACCATGCTGGTGGCGTAGGGTTCTTCCTTCTCTACGTTGGCGAAGATGAAGCGAGTTACCGGGATTTCTAGCCAGTTGCATACATTTGAGATACCAGGCTGCTTGCACGTACGAATATCCAAGCGCCTACGTCTGTTTTTCAAAGTTGTATGGTTCAGCCGAAACAGTTGTCTTTAGGTCAATCACGATGCCGAAGCTTTTCGACATACAAATCTGGTCTGCATTTCATTACTATATCGCTGTGATGTTCAGCAAAGATGCTGGCTTCGACCACTCTTTTTCGGATGGTTTAGGAACCGTGCGATTTGGTCATTATTGTGTAGCTCTTCAACCATGCGCTCAACCCGGAAGTGATCACTTTCGGTCAGTGCTACTGTGTCGGCAAATTCTGCTTCTGCTTGCGCTGTTTTCCACTCGTTGCCGCGTCTTGTTGCCGGACCTTTCACTGGGACAACACCTTCTAGCGCCCAGCCATGCGTAGCCGTGCCTATGTCAAATACTGTGCTTGTTCTGAATGGACGGTCAGCATTTGCGTGTGCTGGCGTCTGCTTATGCCAAGCTTTTGCAAAACTAGAGCTAACCGCTGGCTTGCCGTTGATTTCTTTGATGGCGTGGTAATCTTCATTTGATACATCTGTATATACGCCTGTTGTCATCTTACTCATATCGTCACCTCATTTTTAAAATATATCCAACGCCAAGTTCGTTTATCCTTCTTGCTCACACCGTTTTCCACGATCTTGCGCTTACGATTAATCAAGCCATCTGTTGCCATCCGACCAAGCAAATCGTTGGCTCGCGGCACACTTTCGCGTGTCAGCAATGCTATCTGTGTTGCTGTGTATTCACGGCCAGAATGGATATGCGTCAGGGCCGCTTGTCGTCTGCGTTCAGTCTCAACAAACCGACGTTGCCTGACGCGCTCTGATTGCTCGTTGATGTAAGCCTGTGGCTTGCCGCGTTGTGGAAGGGGTGGGCGTAATCCAGCCTCGCGCTGTCTAAGCTCAAACTGATACCAGTCGTAGCCAAATTTTATCTCAGCGCGATCTCGCTTACTTTTGGCGAGAAGTAATGCATTTTCTAGCGCAGCCTTACCTGTTGGAACTTTGTATCCAGCATCTCTAGGAGTACCTTCTGCTCTTCCAAGTTCTGCTGCAAATTCGGCCTTCCTCGCGTTTGAGATTGCTTTAGCATTATTTCGTTGTGACGCTGTAGACGCTTCAATATGACCTGTGCTTGAACTCTGTTGTCTTCCATTTTTCCTAACTCCAAACTCAATGTTATGCTTTGTCTTCATTTTGAAAATACGGCTTGGATCAACGCATAAGTATTCAGCCGCTTCTGATTGCGTCATGCCAAGGACCGCCGCCGCTTTCATCTGTTCAACGAGTTCTGGATTATTCATCATCGTCGTCACCCATCGGCTCGATCTGACCAGCGCCAGCACAGTTGTCACAGTTATCCT